CATCTTGGTTATCAACTGCCCACTTGGTAAACGCACCACTACTGGCAAGCTCATCGTTCTTGCGAGTAGCATACGAGATACATAGGACAGAGAACTCTTTAGGCATACGACCAACGTAGGTAATTACTCGGTCGAAGTTAGCTAGCGTAGCTTTGTGAGCAAGAGTGCCACACAATGCATACAATGTAGCAGGGTCATCTGGTACATTAGCTTGGCTAGGATTCATCAGTATGCTGTCTGGGTTAGGTAGCTTACGATGTATCTTGAGGAAGCCAACGAACTCAGCAGATGCACCTTCACCGACTGCACCCTTGAAGCATTCATACTCTGCATCAGCAGGTACAATACCAATCACATCAGACACACCCTCAACCCATGAACGTGGTGTCGGATTGATATCACGCTGTGGATCAAAGTCATGTAACAGATTAGGTCTGAACCGAATGAACGAGATTAGTTCTGGCTTGACATCATTCTCGATTGCCCAACTAGTCCAGTCATCAAGGTGTGTCTCAAGCTCAATGACAGTCTCACGATTACGCAAGTGAGATAGGATTCTGTTAGCACCTGCTCTGTCTGACTGTCTGTTACCAGTAGATATACAGTGCCAACCCTTCTTCAGTGGTACACCATGCAATGTCCTAGCTTGCAGTATGTTAGCCAGTACCTTCTGAATATCAGCAGGTGCTTGGTTTCTGTCATCGAAGCAGAGTATACCCTCGTCTGGTATATCTATCCTACCCTCAGCAGGATACCATTCTGGTAGCTTGTAACCGAATGACTTACCATCTGTTGCCATGTCTGGTACACCGAAGTCTTCTACCAACATGGTAGGTGTATGCTTCTCGATGTATCCAACCCCAAGTTTCTTAGCAACTTGTTGAGCGATGGTAGTCTTACCTCCCCCAGGCATACCCTCAATACAGATAGGTCGCTTGGATTTAAATAACTCAATAAGAGTTTCGTTTAGTAGTGTAGCTCGCATCATATTCTCCCTTCCAAAGTTCTAAATTTGCGATGGTCAATGCCATAAGAGACGACTTGATTGCCCTCCCTATTCTGTTTGGCAACTGATTTGTTGTTGTAATAGATGACGTTGCCCTTCTCATCTCTTACTGGTTTTCCACCTTGTCCATGCCGTAACATGAACAGCTTCAAGTTCCTTGTAGCCATATCTTTACTCCTTCCCATATAGCTGTTGGTGTTAAGCACGAATGCTCGTATGTCCACAGTGATTCATCCCATGTCTCACAACCTAGGATAAAGTTGACACCAGTGAACGCTATGAGGAAAGCCATCATCGAAATGATGACCACCCCCAGTATTACCTCAGTCAGTTTGCTCATTGGAACAAACCCCAACCGAAGTAACTGTCAGCTAGCATCAAGCATACACTTGACACTACGCCGTACAGTATCCATGAAAGCATGACGGATAGTTTCATTTTACTAACCCCCCCTTACTGTTGATACCAATCAAATCAGCACGATTAGTGACAACCATGTAATTAGATTTATGCATAGGAACTATACAATGTCTCACCTTACTGGCTTGTCTATCACCACATGATAAGCAGGTGTTATACCCTGCTTCATACCTCAGTACTGGTACTTGATTGACACAATAAACACATCTCATATAAAGACCTCCAATAGAAACAGCAGGGTGCATTACACACCCTGCCATAGTTGTTAACATTACAGAGTAAGACCAACTGTAGCCTTGTCTTTTACCTTAGGCTTTGTAATCATCAACTGTGTACCAAACTTGTTGGTCTTAAAAGCCATGGTATACTCAGTGAAATCAAAGCCTGCTAGCTCCTCGACTGTAAAGCGAGAGCCTTTACGACCTAGCTTATCTGATAAGTCTGGTATATAAGCATCAACTTTACAGTTGTTACCAAACTCTTTTGCTTTACCAACCATGAATTTGAAACAGTCAATAGCAGTACTGTTATCAAACAGATTAGGTGACTCAGCATTGTAACGAGGGTCTGTATCATCGACCACCATAATGCTCCATGCATTAGGCATTCTGTATAGACCAACTTTACCAGTGTATAATTTTGAAAAACTCATGATATATTCCTTCCGTTAATAGTTGAGTTATTAACTTCAGTAAGAACAACCTCGCCGAAGTGTCCCCTAACTTGACACACTCGAACTCGAAAATCAAATTTGCTCGCCTATGATATATGGTATAGGCGATTATGTATTGCCTAAATGTATCGTCATTATGTTATATAATACAACAACTTATAGTACAACAATCTATTTAATCTATTAATCTAGTATGTAATGTTACAACGGCAAACCTATATCATCGTATAAATAACGTAATCTATAGGTGGTATGTGTAAAATACATAGATTATTTAGATTATTTAGATTAAAACTTGACGTTATATGGTGCTAACCCCTTGATAAACCTGACATATATGGGTCAGATGTGTAAACTTTTGTGATATATATCATAACAAGTTGTGTAAAGTTGTGTATAGATTGTATAGATTAGCCAGTAACCCCCCTCAAAATGCCTCAGTTATAGCGATAACCCCCCGAGCTATGGTATATTTATATATAAAATAAAAAAGAAAGGGGCCGAAGCCCCAATCTCTAATATCTTCTAGCTAAGTTTAGGAATACTGTGCCTAGTATCAGGCCGCAGATACTACCAAACATTACAATTACCATGAACATGGTAGAGTTTGCGTTCTCCATACATGCTCCATCGCAATCACCTGCTGCGCCAGCGGCGGAAAGTATACTTAACACTATCAATATACTTCCAAATATGTTACAAAACATTCTCATGATAATCTCCTTTCTATGAGAAGCGAGTGTCCCAGCCCACACTGGGACACTCTAGGTTGGATTATGCGTATCGTGACTGGTCGATGACTTTCGCTTGAACACCAATCTTCTTGATACATCTCATAGCCTGAGCTGTAGCTTGTTTCTTGGCATCCTTACCTCTGTAGTTAATATCTACATAGGTAGTGAATCCATCTGCGGTCAGACGACACACAAACTTGGTTACAGTAAATTTACATTTCTGCATATTAGTCTCCTTGAGTTTGTGGGGAGCCGAAGCTCCCCACGGTTGCGTTACATCATGTCAGTGAATAGATTCACACTAGATGATTTCTTCACTGGCTTGAACTTGGTCTCCACTCTGCTATCGTGTATGCCTAGCTTAGGCGCTACGAAAGGCTTGAAGTTGACCGTGGTACGCACCTCAAGGTGCTTGCCGATCTTCTTGACAACGTCTCTGAGCATCTGCAGTGTCATGACCTCAAGAGGTTTGATGACTCTGACTATGACGCCTCCCTTGTATTCATACTCGGCGTCCAGCTTGGTAGCTAAGCCTCCAGCTGTGCAGAAGAATGAATAGTTGTTCAGCTTCATGTCTCCACTGAACTTCTCGTTCTTGACGAAGTAGTCAAGAATTTGAGCACCGTTTTGACCATCAATGCCAGTGGCACCTTTGACAAGCTGAGTAACATTAGGCACATATTCATGTACCTTGTTACCTTTCTTATCAATGTCCACAAGACGCTTGAACGAAGATTGACGAGCTGTAACCAGCCCAATAAAAGTTGTATCACTCATGAGTGACCTCCTTAGATTGAACCACACCGTTCCCACGCTCGGCGTGGTAGTGTTAACGATACGGGCAATCGTGGGATTGTGTGCCCCGTTTCGATGATGTAACTATGGCATAGGTGTACACTAATGTCAACTTTGCTCGGTATCCTATGCTGGAAGCCAAGTCAAAAAACGGTATATGGCGTGTCCGACACACTATATGACATGGGGCGTATGGGGGGGTACATGGATTGGCAATGACAACCGTTATATATATAGGTAAGCCTCATACAACACGAGCCATTTTTTAGAAGGTGTAAAGTTACAAAGTTTCTTGACAGGATTGTACATTACACATAGGATCAACCATATGGATACGTTACCGCTTAAACATACTAAGTGGTCGAACCGATTAGCTTTCGATATAGCGCTTATGCTAGAAGGCAGTGGCGAGACCTTGGACGAACTGAAAGAACGACACTCGGTTAGTGCCGATGATGTGCTGGTGTTCAATAAAGATCCTGTGTTTCTCAAACAGGTCAACTCTTATAGGGATGACATTAAAGAGAAAGGCATGACGTTCAAGCTCAAGGCCAGGGCACAGGCGGAAGAACTATTGACAACTAGTTGGACGTTAATCCATTCTCCAGAAGTATCGCCCGCAGTTAAGGCTGACTTGATAAAGTCAACTGTTAAGTGGGGCGGATTGGAACCAAAGAATGATACAGCTATAGAGGGGCAAGGTGGCGGAGTTAAAATTACGATTAACCTCGGAGGTCAAGAGCACATCGCAACAACCACGATTGATCAAGAACCTGAGAGAGAAGTTCTCTCAGACCTACGAGAAGATGCCGATGGCGACATTCAAGACGTTGGATGAGTGTGAAGTAGTAGCACAGTTGCTTGAGGTAGAAGGCATTGGGTTTAGGCAAAAGGTGTTGCGTAATCGCACAACCACCAAACCATATGCCATAATTTTATATGGTGAGTTATGAACATAGACTTTACACCATCAAAGACTTGTACGGAGTTTATGAACTCTGATGCAAAGATGCGTGTACTTATGGGGCCAGTCGGGTCAGGTAAGTCAGTGGCGAGCTGTTTTGAAATTGTCCGCAGGGCATCACAGCAGCAGCCTGGGCAGGATGGGGTGAGGCGTTCCCGTGCTGCGGTTGTTCGTGAGACTGTTCGTCAGTTGACTGATACGACCATTAAAACGTTTCTCGACTGGTTCCCACCAGGGGTATGCGGCAACTTCATGCGTACCACTAAAACCTATTTCTTTAAAGTTGGTGATGTCGAGTGCGAGATTATGTTTCGTGCACTCGATGACGCAGACGATGTGGCAAACCTAAACTCACTTGAGCTGACCTTTGCGTGGTTCAATGAGTGCAGAGATATTAACCCAGAGATCGTGGACGCCATGTCCAAACGTATTGGTAGATACCCATCCGCTAAGGATGGAGGGCCCTCATGGTTTGGTATGTGGGGTGACACGAACCCCCCGACTATGGATACATGGTGGTATTTTCAGATGGAGAAGCTAGACCCGAAGGATGGGGTCAGTGACAATGATAATGGTTGGGATGTGTTCAAGCAACCCTCAGGCAGAAGTGCTCTCGCAGAAAATGTGGAGAATCTACCAGATGGATATTATGACACCCAAGGCCGTTCAGAAGATTATGTCCGAGTCTTCATTGACGGTGAGTACGGACTCAGCTCAGCAGGACAACCAGTGTATAAATACTTCAGGCCAGACTACCATATGGCAACGTCTACGCTCACTCCTATTACTAACGGTGTGCGTTCTGTTATTGTCGGTATGGATTTAGGCTTGACACCTGCTGCTGTTTTCGGGCAGTTAGATCCCCGTGGGCGAGCGCTGATATTCGATGAGGCGGTCTCCTTTGACATGGGTATCCAGCGTTTCGTCCGCACGATTATACGTCCACTCTTATATGAACGGTTTTCAAGTTGTCCAGTTACAATCGTAGTTGATCCTGCTGGTACGCAGAGAGCACAGACTGATGAGCGTTCTGCTGTCGATATAATAAAAGCAGAAGGCTTCAAAGTATTTCCTGCAAAAACTAACAGTGTGTCAGCTAGGCTGTCAGCTGTCGATGACTTTCTTATGCGGCAGGCAGACGGAGACTCAGCTTTCTTAGTTGATCCACGTTGTACACACCTTAAGTCAGCTATGATGGGTGGATACAGATTCCACCATAAAAATGGTAACATAGAAAAAAATAAACACTCACATGTAGCTGAAGCTTTACAATACTTAATGTTGCATATACATTCTATAGGTGAAGGTTCATTGACGCCCCAAGCTCGTGAGATACGTAAAGTAGCTGCTGTGGGGTGGACATGACCTTATTCATGGTAACCTCCCTGGGTTGGAATGTTACTCCACTGGCAGACCTCCCAACTTAGCCCCGTCAAGTTTTCTCCTTTCCGCTTGACGGGGCAATTTTTTTAGGTAAACTATAACAAGTTGTCAGTTAATGGAGGTGACTATGGGTTCATGCGGAGGCGGTAAACCTTACATGCGTAGATCAGACAATCCCAAAATGGACGGGAATGCTGGTGATTTGCGTAGACCATATATTACAGGCGGGCTAGTAGGCCCTGCTATGCAGTACAGTGATGATATGGATAAGCGTAAGAAAAAACGTGATGATGAGGATGAAGACGAAGAAGAGAGAATGGCAAAAGCTAAGAAATCTCGTAAGAAAGGTTCAGGATACGGAACAGGGATGGCATAATGGTTGGACTTAGGATGTTACGTGTTGTTGGTAATGCTGAGCTTGTAGCGGAAGAAAAAGCCGCAGCAAGAAAAGAATTACAAGATAGACAAAACGAACCTTACATACTGGGCTTACACTCGTATATAAAAGAGTGTTGGCATGCAGCTAAAGAGGCTAAAGATCCTATTGAAGATATTATGCTCAAAGCGTTGCGGCAACGTAACGGTGAGTATGAACCTGACAAACTAGCAGCTATCCAATCTCAAGGTGGCTCAGAAATTTACATGATGTTAACTGAAGTCAAGTGTCGAGGCGCTGAGTCTTGGCTACGTGACATACTGTTAGATTCAGGTACACCCCCGTGGGATTTAGAACCTACACCTATTCCAGAACTTACACCTGTGCAGCAAGCTGAGATACAAGAAGCATTTGCTGAATCTGTTGTTGATATGATTAAGCAGATGGGGCAAGCACCTACTAACGCTCAGTTAGCTGAACTTAAAGAAATGGTAACGCAAGACTTCCGATTCGGTATGCTACAAGGAGCACGTAATCGGGCAGATAAGATGAAGATTACAATTAATGATCAGTTTGCTCATGGTGGTTGGTCTGAGTCATTTAATGAGTTTATTACTGATCTTGTTACTTATCCATGTGCTTTTCTTAAAGGGCCTGTTATTCGTAGACAAAGACGTATTAAATACGATCAAGCGTCTGAAGTTACTACAGTTGCTGCTGATGAGGTTATAGCACCAGAGTTTGAACGAGTAGACCCGTTTGATATTTATCCAGAGCCAGGGATTTCACATATAAATGATGGCTATCTTTTTGAACACCACAAGCTCAGCAGATCTGATCTTTCCGATCTTATTGGTTTGCCTGGGTATGATGACGATGCTATTCGTGAGTTGCTAGACCTAGGTGTAAATGACTATGGCAGCTGGATAACAGAAGATTTTGAATACACAAAAGATGAAGAAGAACGTAAATTTAGCACTCATAGGCGGCCTACAAGTACGTATGATGCCTTAGAGTTTTGGGGCAAAGTTAGCGGAAAAATGCTCGTTGAGTGGGGTATGGACGAAGAAATGATTCCAGACCAAGCCAAAGAGTATGACGCAAACGTGTGGGTGATAGGTAATTACGTGCTTAAAGCAGTGTTAAACTATGACCCGTTAGGAGAAAAACCATATGCTAAAACATCGTTTATTAAAGCCCCTGGAGCGTTTTGGGGTAAAGGTATACCAGAAATTATTGAAGATGTGCAGAATGTTTGTAACGCAGCTACTAGAGCGCTTGTTAATAACATGGGCATATCTAGTGGGCCTCAAGTCGAAGTTAATCTCGAAAGGATCCCACCAAACGAAGACATCACGCAGCTCCACCCGTGGAAAATCTGGCAGGTAACAAACGATCCTCTCGGTTCTAATTCCCCTGCCGTCAGGTTTACGCAGCCTGAAGATAACGCTAATACTCTAGCGGCTATCTATGATAAGTTTGCTAAGCTGGCAGATGACCATAGTGGCATTCCTTCCTATGTCACTGGAGACTTGAATGTTCAGGGTGCAGGTAGAACTGCCTCTGGACTTTCAATGTTAATGGGGTCAGCAGGTAAAGGTATCCGTCAAGTTGTTATGCATATTGACAATGATATTATTAAACCAGTTATCCACAGGATCTTCTTATACAACATGCGTTATAACGAAGATGAAAGTATCAAAGGTGATCTAGCTATTGTGCCTAAAGGTGCAGTTAACCTAGCTGTTAAAGAGACTGTCAATATTAGACGTATTGAGTTTCTTAATGCTACGGGTAATGAAATTGATTCCCAGATTCTTGGTAAAGAGGGTAGAGCTGCTATCCTTAGGGAAGTTGCTAAGGGACTTCAGATGCCAGTTGATGACATCATACCATCGAAAGAAAAAGAAGCATTTCAGGCTAGGTTACTAAAAGCACAGCAGGAAATGGCTAAAGCAGAACAGCCACAGCAAGGACAAGTAACTGACCCCGCTGGTAATCCAGCAGGTGGCATGGCTGCAAACACAGTTCAGAACAGGTCTACAGGTGCTAGCCAATGATTAGACCTGACGCAAAAACATTACAAAGTCTGGCAGCTGTAGCTAAACAGTTTCCAGAAGTTTTAGAATTTATTGACACTTGGAGGTTGCATGAATTAGAAACCTTACCTAGTGTTATAAATAACGTGACACTTCAACAGGGGCGGTGTCAAGTTCTTGGTGAAATAACCAAGTTAATTAAGGATGCCCCTTCAACAGCGGCAAAGGTTTAGTATGACCAGCCGACTAACACGCACACCGTAAGGAGCGAGAAATGGCAATACCAAAGCAAGTTCAGAAACAGTCTGAGGCAGTACAAGAATTGTATAAAGAGTTAAATGAAGAAGAAGTGAATGAGAATCAGGAGGCCCCTCAACAAGAGGTGGAAGCCCCTGAGACCGTTCCCGCTGCCGACAGTGTAGAAGAAGTTGCAGTCGAGTCCTCTGGAGAGCACTCAGGGGGCAACCAAGAGAAAGATGCTAACTGGCAACAGAAGTATAAGACTCTTCAAGGAATGTATAACGCAGAAGTTCCTCAGCTAAAACAACAGGTGCAGGAACAGAATGCTAAGATAAACCAGTTTGAGCAGTTGATTGCTACTATTAACCAACAGCAGCAACAGCCTCAAGCTCCACAGCAACCCGCTAGTTTACTATCGGAAAAAGATGTTGAGGAGTATGGTGAATCTATAGACATTATGCGTAAAGTTACCAAAGAAGAGACGGGTAATCTACTTGGAGAGGTTGCCTCTCTAAAACAACAGATTGCTCAAATGGCACAGAATACTGTTCCGCAAGTACAACAACTAGCTAATCAAGTTGGAAGTACCCAAGAGCAACTGTTCTGGTCAAAGCTAGCTTCTATTGTTCCTAATTGGCAAGAGATTAACGAGAATGCAGATTTTCAAACGTGGTTGTTAGAAACTGACCCACTATCGGGGCAGCCAAGACAAGCATATTTGGAAGACGCTCAGCAACGTTATGATGTCGATAGAATAGCAAACATCTTTTCTACTTGGTCTGGCTTAAATGGTGCAGGATCTGCTCAACAGGTAAAGTCCACAAATCAAAACGAGCTACAACAGCAAGTTGCTCCTAAAAAGAGCAGAAGCGCTGGAGCAGCACCTTCTAGTAATAAAGCAGCATCGTATACTACAGCTGACATAGCTGCATTTTATGATGATGTACGAAAAGGTAAGTTCAAAGGTCGGGATGATGAGAGGGCTAAAATTGAACGTGACATCTTTGCTGCTCAGGCAGAGGGTCGCATAACTTAAATATGTGTTAGGAGGCCAAAATGGCATACGCAACATCCCCTGGGCATCCGCAGTATACTGGGAATTTTATTCCTGAGATCTGGTCGGGAAAGCTCATTGAGAATTTCTACGATGCAACAGTGCTCGCAGCAATCTCTAACACCAACTACGAAGGTGAGATTCGTAGCATGGGTGATACGGTTAACATCCGTACTACCCCTGAGATCAACATCCAAACCTATGTTAAGGGTCAGACTCTTAATGTAGAGCAGCCTGATAAGCCAAAGCTACAGCTGCTTATTGACAAAGGTGAGTACTTTGCATGTATCGAAGACGATGTAGACGAAGTACAAGCTGACATCAATATGATGGATCAGTGGTCAAAAGACGCTTCAGAAAGAATGAAAATCAAAATTGACCAGCGTGTCTTGACTGATATTCTTCCTGATGTATCTGCACAAAACAAAGGTGCAACAGCTGGACGAATTTCTGGCGACATTGACCTTGGTGCAGCAGGTAACCCAGAAGCAATTACATCTACTAATGTTATTAGTAAGATTATTGATATGGGTACTGTGCTTGACGAAGCTAACTGTCCTGAAGGAGATCGCTTCCTAGTGATTCCTGCTAAGATGGCTGGTATGATCAAGCAGTCTGATCTGAAAGATGCGTCTATCACTGGAGACGGTAATACACCTCTCCGTAACGGACGTTTGGGTATGATTGACAGGTTTACTGTTTATGTAAGCCACAATCTTTATAAGAACGGTGCTGAGTTCAGCGTTATCGGTGGGCACAATATGGGCTTCACATTTGCATCTCAGATGACAAATATGGAAACCATCCGTTCTGAAACAACCTTTGGTAACATCATCCGTGGTCTTCAAGTTTACGGCTATAAAGTCGTTAAGCCTGAAGCTCTTGCCACGATGGTTGTTACTCTTTAATAGGAGGATCAGATGGCTACATATACAGACTCACACGGCTTTAACAAAGGCAGTGCAGGTCATTCGGCTAAGGGACTTATTCGAATGACTATGGAAGAAGTGACTCTTGATTTTGCTAAGATTACTACAGCTCGTTCCACAGCAGGTGCTACAGCTCTTGCTGCTGGTGACATCATTGAAGTGATCTCACTTCCAGCAAACTCATATGTCATGGCTGTAGGCGCAGTTGTTGAAACTGTGCAAGGTGCAGCGTCAACTTTCCACATTGGAGATGGCACAGACGCTGATGGCTACGTTGTTAGCGGTAATGCTAACTCACTTGGGGGTTATGCTTCCAACGGTGCGTTATTGATCGCTAACAATGCTGGTAAGTATTACACTGACGCAGATACGATTGATATTACAATCGGTGCTTCAGGTGCTAATCCTACAGCAGCCAAAATCAAAGTTTGGGCAATCGTTGCAGATTGTTCATAATTGAGTGGGGGGCGGGTTAGGTTTCGCACTGCGATGCCCCCCTCTTGTTTTGAGGTAAGCTATGGCAAAAATTGATAAGTCAAAGATGGCATGTAACAAACCTAAGCGTCAGGTATCTGGCGGCAAGAAGTTTGTTGTTAAAGCATGTCAGGGTGGCAAAGAAAAGATTATTCGCTTTGGCGATGCCAATATGAAAATTAAAAAGAACCAGCCAGGTCGCAGAAAAAACTTTCGTGCTAGACATGGTTGTGACAGCAGGCCACCATCTAAGATGACAGCTAGATATTGGTCGTGCAAGAAATGGTAAGTTATGGGTAAGAAAGACGCATGTTATCACAAGGTGAAGAGCCGCTACAAAGTTTGGCCTTCAGCATATGCATCAGGAGCCTTGGCTAAATGTAGAAAAGTAGGCGCTTCTAATTGGGGCAACTCTAAAGTTAGAAAAACCACCAGAAAGAAAAAATGATATGGCGGTTAGAAAAACACAGAAGGGAGCTGACTTAAAACGATGGTTCAAGGAAAAATGGGTTGACGTTCGTACGGGGAAGCCGTGTGGCCGTAGCGGTAAAGAAAAACGGGGTACTCCATATTGTCGCCCCTCTAGACGAGTTAGCTCTAAGACGCCTAAAACAGCCAGTGAACTTAGTGTATCCGAAAAGAAAAGCAGGATCGCACAGAAAAAACGACTTGGACAACCAGCAGGAAAGCCAAGGCGAGTTAAATCAGTAAGGAGAAAAAAATGAGTGGAAGATGGTTAAAAAATATACAGGATGGCGAAATATATGGATGGAATGAAATCCTAGCTGCTAATCCTTTAACTAAAGAAGTTACTGAGGAAGAAGCATTTCCAGAAAAATTTATAACTAAAAAACAAAAAGGGCGTAAAGCTAAGGTAAACATGGAAACAGAAGTTGTAGATGATACACCTAAAGTTTCTGAAGAGCTTGAAGAAGAGGCTACAAAAGGTTTGACCAGAGCTAGAAACGATAAAGGACATTATATAGCTGATGACCCTGACACGCCTGAAAATGAGGCTTGGGTAGATGATTCTAAATGATGTTATAGCAGAAGTCCGAGATCTAATACAGGACACAGATTCTAACGGGTATCGCTACAGCGATGCTGTGTTGTTGAAGTTTGCAAATCAGGTGCTGAGAAGAACAGCTATATTTAGACCTGATCTGTTTTCTTTGCAGGCAGATCTTACATGTACTGCTGGTACAGTGGTACAGTCAGCTCCTGCCGATTCTATTAGATTAATGGAAGTTTACTATAACACTAGTGGCAACGGTATTATAGAAACCACAAGAGAGGTTTTAGATCAGGCATATCCTAGTTGGATGACTGACAATGCTGGAGCTACAATTAATTGGATTAGAAATATACGTAATCCAAACAAGTTTTTTATTTATCCTAAAGCTCCTGCTGCTCATCAGATAGTTATTGAGTACGCACAGACTCCACCTATTTATACAGGTACTCAGACAGTAGCGTTGCTACCTGATGCATACTTTCCTGCTATTGTAGATGGTACAGTGTTTCTAGCGGAGTCTATAGATAATGAGCATGTTAACTCAAATAGAGCTGCACTTTTCCAGCAGTCCTTCTCGCAAGCACTTGGTATCTCATCTCAGACTAGACAGATTACCGATACAGAGGGTGGTGGAATACCTGAAGAGGAGGTTGTCTAATGCCAAGGAGATTCGACAGTTTAGTACCCAGACTTTCACCAAGTGTCCCAGGTTGTCCTCAGCCTGTTATAGAACAGTATGTTCGAGATGCTGCTATAGAAGCATGTGAAAAAACTCTGGCTTACAGACATATACAGACCAAAATACCGTTGACGACAGGGGTGTATGATTATCCCTATGACCCCCCGACTAACACTGAGGTTCATGCATTTTTGAGTGCTTCTATTGATGGCACTCACATGACAGCATTACCACTAGAAGAATTTCAAGATAGATTCCCTAAGTGGCCTGACTTTGTAGCGGCTGATTACGGGATTCCAAGATACATCTCACAACTTGATGCTGATACATTTATTGTAACGCCAACGCCTGCTAACGCTAAAACATATGAGTTACGTATGGTTATTGCAGTCAAGCCTTTGCGTACTGCATATGAAATGGACACTACAGCATTTGATGAATTAGAAAATATTATAATGCACGGAGCACTTCAAAACTTATTGGTCTTACCTGAACGTACATGGTCAGACAGAGAGTTAGCTGCTTATCACGCTAAACAGTTTTTGTATAAAACAGCAGAGCGTAGAGCTAGAGCTAATCTTGGTGCGGCTAGAAACTCGCTGCGTGTTAAACCAGTAGCTTTTGGATGTTGAGGTGATGTATGGCTGATGTAATTAGATTAGTAAAAGGTAACTCAAAACCTGATATTATACTTACCTTAACAGATGATTCTACGGGTGGCGCTATTGATCTTAGCGCTGGTACTACTTCTGTTACTGTAAAGTTTCGTAAACAAAATACAACTACTGTGTTATCTACAATTAACTGTTCAAAAGTTAGTGGTGGGGCTACAGGACAAGTACAGTTTGATTTTACTGGCGGTGTTCTTAACGTAGACCCTGGAATGTATGAAGGTGAAGTAACGATTAGTTTCGCTGGTAGTCTTCAGACTGTTTACGATGTAATTAAATTTAGAGTACGGGACGACTTCTAATGCCCAACATACGTCTTAAAGCCGCTACTCAAGGTGGTCTGGCTTTGGATGTATCCGCCAGAACTACTTCTAGTAGTCATTCAAATACTGGTATTTCACTTGTAGTAGAACCTCAAGATAGTGAAATATTTCTAGCTGCTGATCCAGTTGTAACTGAAGTTATATACAGAGCTTCTGCTCGTGCGTTACAGCATGAGATATTTATGACGTATGAAGCTATACCAGTTGTCAACTTACCAGCAGAAACTATAGTTACCTCAGATTCTATTGGGCCGTTTATTATAGGATTTAATCCTAGCGAAACGCCTACTGTCACAGATCTTCCTGCATTTACTATAGGTTTTAACTCTTTAGCTGACTCAGCTACTGTTACAGATCTTCCTGCGTTTGAGTTAGGACGGCCTTTATCTGATAACTTTTCTACGTCTGACTCTATAGGGCCATTTACAGTAGGACTTAACCCTAGCGACAGCATTAATACGTCTGATTCTATTGGGCCGTTTACAGTAGGTTTTAATTCTAGCGATACACCTGTTGTTACTGATGACCCTACGTTTAGTGTAGGACTTAATTCTTTATCTGACTCAGCTACTATATCTGATTCCATAGGGCCGTTTATTGTAGGTTTTAACCTAAGTGATACGGCTACTATGTCAGATCTATTTGAACCTACTATGTTGTTCAATAGGACATTTGCTGACAGTGCTGCAGCTACTGAAGCTGACGCAAAGACAACCACCAAGGTGTTGCCTTTAGATAAAGAGGACGAAGTAACACTTACATATACACAGGCATATGTTTCTGGTGGCGCACAGATTGTATTTAACAATAATGCTGTAGTGCCAGGTAGAAATCAGAACTGTGCGTGGGCAGCAGATATACAGCTTAAATCATCTTATTCAGGCGCTGAGTGTATATGGGATGTAGGCGGATCTTTTCACGGAGCTTACCTAGGTATAACTAGCACAGGAAAATTACGATTCAGAGGTGGGGATGGTAGAACTCAATTTCAAACTACATCTACAAATGGGTTTGTAGTTGAGATAGATATAGCTGACTACCCACAGTTCTTTGATAACCAAACGCATACCTTGGCTTGGGATATATCCATGACGGATAAACGAGGTAGGTTATGGATTGATAATCAGCTTGTCATGGAAGAATCTTGTTCTGGTGCTTTAGGTGCTAACGGAGCTGGTTTTTGGGCTGGAGGTACTGAAAGCGGATTTGGTGTTGGTAAAGGAGGTAGTGTAGCTGGTGGTCAAGATAATATAAACCAGACTCTAAATCCTTACACAGGTACTATAACGGGTAATTTACGATTCTATCAAAACCAACTTTACACAGATGTAATAGGAGATTTTGCAACTGCGTCTGATGCTGCACCTGTACATACAATAGGCAAGAATCCGTCTGATAGTGTGTCAGCTTCTGATGCACCAGCACTTAGTGTAACTACAGGGTTTGCTGACAGTATTAGTTTAGGCGATGTTTTTTCTCCACAGGTAGCATACAACAGGTCGTTTGCAGATATTGTAACGTTATCTGATGCATCGCCTACCTTTACAGCTACCAAACCGATTGACACTAACACATCTACTGCTCAAGTAGATCCAGACCCAGTGGTTATGCTGGATGCACCAGCTATGACTTTTACTAGAGCACCGTTTACAGACAGTGTGTCAGTTTCTCAAAATATAGTTTTACAGCCTGTTAAAAGCGTGGTAGATTCAATTAGTGCATCTGACAACACGTATGAGATAGGTGCATCTTTTGAAGGTGATGGAGGTTTGTTCAATAGCGCCACACTTATTGGCTCATCTCCACCATTTAATGAGGAGTTTGTTTTGCAGACTTTTAGTAACTAGGAGGTAATATGTTTAAAGATGAAATCACGGTAACAGGTAAACTGAACGTTATACTTGTTGACCAAATGGGGCTTGTCAAAGAAGAACACGAATTTGACAACCTAGTAGTAACTGCAGGTAAAGGTTACATAGCGTCACGTATGAAAGATGCTACAGCCACAGCTATGTCACACATGTCAATCGGTACAGGAACTACCGCAGCTGCTGCAAGCCAAACAGCACTAGTTACAGAAGCAAACAGGCAAGCACTTACTAGCACTAACGTGTCAGGTGCTGCTGTTACTTATTCAGCTACATTTGGAGCAGGTAACGGGACAGGTGCTATTACAGAAGCTGGATTGTTTAATGCTAGCAGTGGCGGAACTATGCTTTGTCGTACAGTGTTCAGCGTAATTAACAAAGGTGCAGCAGATACACTAACAGTTTCATGGACAGTAACGGTATCGTAGATGACAAACTATTCAGAGGTAAAGGTAGCCAATAGTGCTAAAGGTACTTTAGCAGGGGGCATCTCTGCTAATCAGGGCACTTTATCTTTGTTAGGTGGTGAAGGCGCAAAATTTCCTACATTAAATACAGGTGAATATTTTTATATAACTGTTACCTCCGCAGCACTTGCTACTAATACGGAGATTATGCGTGTCACTAGTAGATCTGCCGATACACTTACTATTAAACAAGCAGATGGATCTGCCAGAAATCTTAACAATACATTCTCAGCTGGCGATTCTGTAGAAGTACGAACTACAGCTAATGCTATTAACGATCTGTTTGATTTAGAAAACATATTACCTGACACACCTGCACAGCCAGATAAGTTTGGTTTTCGTGTAGGGGGCACTGTAGATAGGTATATAGGCCCAAATGGTGTGCTTTCAGCAGCTACAGAAGACGAAGATAGAAAGTTTGCGATCAAATCCGATGGAACAAACGCCACCTACGAAGCTCTCAACCCTGCTGATATATCTGACGATAATAATACTTCTACTGGCTTTGTCAGTATTCCTGTAAGGGCGCATCCTTATATACCTCATGTACGTGGCAATGAGATGTATAAGATAGATAATTTATTTTGGAACGGTGGCGCTGTTGTACCTATTGCTACTGGAACTTATACTGAGAAAAATTTATCTACTAACGCTAACTTATATCAGATGAATGAAGACCATAACGTACCTATACAAGAAGGTTCGTTGGTTCATTTAAATAATATAGTTAAAGTTGACGAACATGGACAAGGATCTGGCGTTGACCAAGATAGTTACCATATATCTACTTATGGTGTGCATTTTACAGCATATACCACTACAAATGCTGTTAACTCAAATATCATATCTTTTAACGCTATAAAATTTGAATATAACACTTATATAGGAGCTTTTCTTAGCTATAGCCCAAGAGATGCAGCTTATGGGCCTGAAAGTGGTAATAGAATTATTGGTAGTATAGACGTTTTTTATAACAATATTAATTGGCAAGAAAGAAGATTTATAGGCTCTTATCTATATCCTCCTGCTATAAATGCTGGACTTACTAATGTTCCTCCTGGGACATATATTGTCCAAGCAACACGAGATACATCAACAACAGGCGTCAACACTACAATTACTGTTACCCTAAATCAAAACGTAACTGTTCCTGCTGCTACTAGAATACAGTTTTATAGAAATAGATTCCTTCAGTTGGGCAAACACTACAGTGCTTCTCGCCAAGATACGGTGTATTACAAGCGTGAAAACACAGCGCCAGCATCACGATCACTAAACAGTGATACAGTACCAAATGTAAAAGAAGATGCATACATGCCTGTCCCAGGACAGATTGCTAATGTGTACGTTGGTACATTTGGTAATCCAGGTACAGGACAAAACACATCTACTCAGTACTATTTTGATCACGGAACAAATGAAATTGGAGCTGCTGGAAATGGTGCTGTTCAAATGTCTAACAATGAGCATTTTGGAGTAACTGTCAAACCAATAAGTAAAGACTCTGTGTTTACTATTAAACTTTACTCAGGGATGTATACAGATAGCGGGTACGCAGCTTTAGCGTTTTATTGTGATTATATTGATGAAGATCCACAACCATATAACACAAGAATTTATAAAAATCCTAACGACAACACTGCAGCTAAAGCAGTGTTTTTAATAGGTCGGCATATGCACTTAGATAGATTTAGACAGCCTGAGTTTAATCTTAATTTTGTAAGAAATAACCAAGATGATGGGCAGGCATACTCGTTTGGTAATGGATTAATAACTGCTGGCACATGGCCTGATGTTAACACTGGTACGGTAATATCCCCACAAGCAAACACCCATAATGCTACTAGTATTGATTACGTTACTCACAACGATGCTGATAATGTTGGCGGTGCTTCAGATGACAATCAGTATCTTGCTGGAGTGTGGCATAACGGTGCTAATCGACATGCAGGTATAACAGGAATTAATTATTTTAGACCTGGGGTAACTAGTAAAGTAAGGTTTAGGATACAGTTCTATAGGGAAGATAATTCTGGTACAACGTATTTAAATAACCAGGGTGGTGCAACAGCATGTATGGTTGTAGAGGAGTATGTGCAGCCCTTTGGGTCGTTTGGATTTGATATACCAGGCGGACTTGACACTACCGCACATTGGAATGGGAATATAGTAAGATGACAAATTACCATGATATAAAATTTGCAAACAATGCTTATGGTACGTTGTCGCAAGCATACGCTACCACAGCAACATCTATTGTTTTAACTACAGGACATGGAGCACGATTTCCTGCATTAACAGGTAGCCAGTATTTTTTTGCTACATTATTGGACACATCTAATAATTTAGAAATAATAAAAGTTACTGCTAGAACTAGCGATACGTTGACAGTTGTTAGAGCACAGGAAGGAACTACAGCTAGAGCCTTTAATACTAACGATAGAATTGAGTTACGAGTCACAGCTGGAGGGCTTGCTGTACTAGGTGATTTAGATGAGATATTGCCAGATCAATCGGCAGCTAATGGTCAGGTACTAACAAGTTCAAGTGGCACTGCAGGATTTGCATCTTTAGACATTACTGACTTTAGTAGTGTTAACAACACAAATACAGGATTTTTTAGTCTACCAAGAGGTACTACGGCACAGCGTCCTGCGTCTAGTAATGCAGGATATTTACGATATAACACCGATCATTACGGTGGTGCTAGACCAGAATACTATGCACAAAATGGTCAATGGCTTCCATTAAATTCACCCATATTAAACAAGTATGTAATATGTGCTACAGCAGCAGCATCAGGAGATCCATCTCAAAATGAAGGTAGATTTCCTACTGCAGGAGGGGCTTGGACTACCGCAGGGTTTGTTGCAAATAAATTTGAGTTAACGCCTGTAAATAACGGAACACACAACATACTGTCAGTTATTCTTAAACCAATGTCTGTTAACAGTGTATTTCTTATAGAAGTGTCGGGGTCTTTTTATAAAAACAGTAGTAGTTCGTATGGTCATGCCACAATAGGAAGAACTACAGCTACTACTGCAGCAGGTACTACAGCTGCAGCTAGCACATTAAATGTTGGTCATCTCAGACGAGGCGGAGATGGTACAAGTAATGATGAAGATGATGGTTTAGCTGTATGGAATCAGGCAGCTCATTATCACTGTGGCGGATTTGCTGTTTACGATACACCTAACACAACAGATTTTGTAAGGTATTGTATACACTTTACTGCTAGCAATAACTCTTATGTGTATTTTCCTGCTCAGGGTATAGGCACTATGACTGTAACAGAGTTAGATGGTACAGGCACAACTAAAGTGGCTACTGATGCCCCATTGGAGGTAAATAGCTAATGGTTGCTGTAGCTTCAAATAATTCTAAAAGCCAAATAACAGGGGCTATAAACACCACTGATACTACAGTAAGTGTGACTAGTGGTGAAGGCGCATTGTTTCCTAATGTGTCAAGTTCAGGAACTAATTATTTTTACGCAACACTTATTGATACGTCAGGTAACAACGAAATAGTTAAGTGTACTAACAGATCTACAGATACATTAACTATAGTTAGAGCACAGGACGGTACTACAGCTAGGTCATTTAGTGCAGGTGACAGAATAGAGATGAGAGTTGTAGCTGCACTTGTAAATGATTTGTTTACACAAGCATCAGGTGGTGGCGGACAACGCACGGAGTGGTATGGGTTTTATATAAACGGAGATGATTTGAATATTGATTACACAGCTTCTGGCAGTACAGATAATTATGTAGATTCAGATTATCCAGTTACTAAATTTGTTCCATCTGATATACAGATAAGTATAAATGCTAGTGGACATCTAATATTAACAACGAGTTAGGGTGAAGTTATGGCAACAATAGACGTAGGAAAAATTAAGTTTACTTGGAGGGGTGCTTTTTCCACAAGTAACACTTACGAAAAAGATGATGTTGTCAGCTACGCAAGTTCTTCTTGGGTTTACGTAAACGCTACAAATAAAACAGGCTCTGCAGCAGGAGCACCATCTGGTTCTAATAGTAGCCATTGGGATATCATGGCTTCAGGATCTAATCCTTTAACTACCCAAGGTGATTTACTTACACATAACGGCACTAATACTGTTAGACTGGCTAGAGGTAATGCTGGGCAAGTTCTTACAGTAAGTGGCAATGATGTTGTATTTGGTAACGTACAACAAACTAATGTTCAGTCTGATAAATTTCTACTACCTAACTATGATCAAGTTGTAGCTCATAACGCTAGTACTACATACGGAGCTTCTGGTTCTAGAGCATGGCTAGCAGATTACGCTAATAACTGGATACCTGAGTGCGGGATACCTAATCCTGCTATGGGGCCTGTTATGTTTCCAAACAATAACCATTATGGGCCGTATAGAAAAACACTGTATCTAAACCAAAACCACGAGCTTGTTGGGTGGGGTACTGACGATTATCAGTATTTAGGTTATAGTACTGGTAACAAACACAAAGGTGGTACATCTGGCGCACATTTATTTGAGTACGGTGGTTTGGCTGATGGTGAGTATTTTGTAAGATTGTGGGCTACTGGTGGTACTATTGCTCTGCTTACAAACCTAGGTTCTTTGTTTACAGGTGGTTATAACGGCTACGGACAAATAGGTACAGGAAATACAACTAACTATTATGGGATTGTTAAAGTTCCATGCTTTGGGCCAGGGAAAACACATAATGGTCTAGGCACACGAGTCGCTGGCTTTCATATGGCTGATGGTGGTGACGGTTATCGTAACTACACTAGAATGTTTGCTATTGATGAAAACCTCAGACTATTTGCTTGGGGGTACGGTGCTAGTAGTGCGTTAGGTACAGGCAGCACTAGTAATCAATCACGCCCACAGCTTATTGATCAAGTCGATAATGTTATGATGGTGCATGGTGGTTATGTATCTGCTGCGTGTGTAGACACAGATAGAAAACTGTATTTTACAGGGACTAACGCACATGGGCATTTTGGTGATGGATCTACAACAGCTAGATCAGTGTTCACACAAACCACAGCAGCGTCTAATGTTTACCAGATTAACATTATTACAAATTCTTATTACACATCTTCTTGGACATATGATGGTACTAGCCATTATCTAAACACAAGTGGTGAGCTGTATGGTGCTGGAGAGAATGGCTATGGGCAAGTGGGCGATGGCACTACTTCAGATAAATCTGGGTTTACCAGAGCTGGTTCTGCTTTAACTTTTGCTAGCTTCTATTATACAGGTAATTCTAGAGACCTTAGTTGTGCTGCTATAGCAGGAACTCCAGGGGGTATGCTTACCTCTGGTGCTCAAGTTTATACGTGGGGTTACAATGGTACAGGTGCTGCAGGTAATGGAAGCACAAGTACTGTAAGTTCTCCTTCTGGCCCTGGTACAGCTACACTTTATACTAACACATGTACATCTACTGATTGCGAAGCTGCTCCTACTTCTACAGAAGTTGCGTTTCCGCAGACTAATATCATAGAGATATGGCCTGCTAGAGGTATCAATGGACAAAGTACACACCAATGGTATATGCGTGATGGTACGGGCAAGATATGGAAGTTTGGTTATAACTCAGCCACTGACTACTACAGATCTAGTTCAGGTAACACCACCTTAAATAAACCTCGTTTAGATGTAGGCCCGTGGAATACTACAGAGAGTTTTTCAGCCGATCATTTCTGGGCAGGACAGGTTTCACGTAAAGTTATTGCATTCCAAGGCATGGGCTATTCGTATAATAGCAACGGAAGTCAATATGCATATATGTCTGATGGTACAATCTTTGGCCTTGGGTATAACGGTGTAGGGCAGCTAGACGAAGGCGATACGTTTATTGGTGGCTGGACGCAGATTAATTAGGAGGTTTTATGGCACAAAAATTATATAAATGGACAGGCGATATTACCGACCCAGAATCTTGGGATAGTGCTTTACCACCTCCTGAATGGTATGGCACAGATGATAATGGTGTGTCTTATGCTCTTTTAGATACAGCTTTTGCTGCTGATTGTACTGCTACTGATTTGGCTGTTACCACAGCTACAACAGCTAAAGATTGGGTAAAACAAAACTCAAGACAAGCGAAGCAAATAAATAAAGAATGCCAAGAAGAAATACGTTTAGCTTACAGTTTAACTGATGAGCTGAAAGCGCATAGGACAAATGACACAGATGTACTGAACGCTATAGGTACTATTGTTGCAACTCATCAAGCGAGAAAGAATGCATTAGTAGGTGATTAATGGCTAGGGTGAGTGAGGTGGAAAAAGATTTAGCAACGCATGAAGCAGTATGTGCTGAGCGTTATGAAATGATTTTATTCAGAATCAACCGACTAGAACGTATTCTGGTTGCTTGTGCAGGGATTTTGATCGTGGGGTCAGGATCAGTATTAACAGCCGTACTTTTCAGATTAGGAGGATAATATGGCATATAAAACTAAAGCAAAAGCTGGCAAGGCTACATTTAAAACCTGCGCTGGCTGTAAAACGAAGGCACTTTGCAAAGCAAAAAAGAAGTGTCTGAAGAAAGGCAAAAAGTAATTAAATGAGGGTTGTGACATGGTTGTAGCAGAAACGCTTGCTGGCATAGCCCTCGTTAAATCTGCTGTAGAGGGAATAAAAAGTACTATCGCTACGGCAAACGATATAGGAGATATAGCAGGGCATGTAGATAAATTATTGCAAGGCCGAGATCAAGCTAATAAAGCTAAGCGTGAAGCTAGTACAGATCCTTTCAGTATTAAAAATATTGCAGAGGAAACTATAAACGCAAAGCTGGCTGAAGAACACCTTGATGAAATGCGCCAGTTAATAGACGCAAGATTTGGGTGGGGAACTTGGCAAGGCATAATAGCAGAAAGGGCTAGAAGAATACATGAGGCTAAAGAAGCGGAGAAAGCACTGAGACGTAAGAAGATGAAAGAGCATGATGAAATGGTAGAGACTGTCACTATTGGTGGCACTGTGATCATTGGTATTGTTGCTGTACTTGTTGCGGTGTATTTCTTCTTTAGGAGTATGTTTAGATGACACAAAAGAAATTACAAAAAGAATCTAAGTATGCTGAGTATGATGAAGATGGTGATGGTATCGTGAGTGATGAGGAGTTATCTCACGTAAAAGCTATCAAAGAAACTGAGACAGCATTACGAAAGAACTTAGCGCAACTGCGTATGGCAAGGTTTACACTTATTGCTATGGGCGTATTTACTGCAGCCATGTTTTTCGTACCTTTGGAGAGAGTAGAAGCTCTCGCAGATATTAGTAACCTTTTCTATATATCAGGCGCTGGTATCGTAGGCGCATATATGGGAACTACAGCATGGATGGCTAGAAAATGATACAAGCATTGATTGGCCCAGTTACAGGGCTATTAGACAAATTCATACCTGACGCAGATCAGAAAGCTAAGTTGGCACACGACATAGCTACTATGTCAGAGAAACACGCTCAAGAATTAGCACTTGCCCAAATAGAAGTTTTGAAGGCAGACGCCCAGGGAAATTGGTTTCAATCATCTTGGCGGCCCTTGATTGGCTGGATCTCAGGTCTCAGCCTTGGAATAAATTACATGGTAGCCCCGATCTGTGCAGGGTTTGGGATAACAATACCACAAGCAGATATGTCTGTGATGATGCCCTTAATGTTCGGCATGCTTGGAATCGGGGGGATGAGGTCATACGACAAAATGAAAAGGACGGATAGTAAAAAATGAATACTAAAGAAAGACAAAACGAAATAAGTAGTCTGTATCAGCAAGCTATGAAAGCTTGGGTCAGTGGCAATAGACTATCAAAAAATAAACAGATTCATATGATGCGCTGGAGACTGCGTAATGATTCTAAAGTAAAGAATCAACAAATGAATAGTGATTCACAATTTAAGGATACCCAATGAGTTTTGTATTATCAGAGAGAAGTCTTAGTAGGCTAGAAGGTGTAAACGATAGGCTAAGTAAAGTTGTTCAGTCAGCTATTGATTACACAAAAGTTGACTTTGGCGTCACCTGTGGACTTAGAACTGTAGAAGAACAGAAAGAGTTAGTAGAATCAGGTGCATCACAAACAATGAACAGCAAGCATCTTGATGGTAATGCTGTAGATCTTGTTGCATACATAGGCCCCAAAATAAGTTGGGAGTTGAATGTTTACGATGACGTTGCCGAAGCTATCAAAACAGCAGCTATGGAACATGATCTGTCAATACGTTGGGGTGCAGCATGGCATGTCGAAGACATAAGAGAATGGCACGGAACTATGGAAGAGCTTATGCTTGCGTATATTGATTTGCGTAGGCGACAAGGTAAGCGTCCATTTATAGATGCCCCACATTTTGAGGTGACATAATGGCGTCAGTTAAGTTATTAAAATTCCTGGGTGAAGCACCACGTATTACTACAGAGTTGTTACCAGATGGTGCAGCACAGATAGCGTATAATGCTAAGCTGTATTCAGGAGATTTAATACCTTATCGAAAGCCTGTGTTTGATAGGAACATAGGACGTACAGGCACTGTAAAAACAATATACCCACTTACTAGTCCAACAGGCACAGTCAACTGGCTAGCATGGAATACTAGTGTTGATATTGTTAAAGCATCACAAGGCGATGCGTTTGAAGAGGATGAACAAAGATTTTATTACTCAGGTGATGGCCCACCTAAAGTATCGACTTATGACTTAGCTACTTCTGGATCTGGCCCGTATCCTGCTGCAGGAGGTTTTTATCAGCTTGGACTCCCTTTACCAGACGTTAAACCTACTACGTCAGTAACAGCCTTTACTGCTTTGGATTCAGTATCGTTTTCTAGAGACTCAGCTAATCAGGCAACGATTGTAACAAATGGTAATCATAATATTAAAACGGGTAATATCATAACCGTTCGTGATTTTACAGGTACTACTCCAGAAACATTTAATGCTACAAACGTTACTGCTACAGTGCTTAGTGATACTAGTATTCAGTATTTTAATACAGGTGATAATACTGCAACGACAGCTGACACAAATGGTAAAGTTGATCTTGCTGGTACTACACAAGCTCGTAATTACATATATAGCTGGATCACACCTTGGGATGAAGAATCAATTCCTTCCGCACCTTCAGAGACAGATTTTTTAAAAGAAGGCCAAGTTGTAACTCTTACTAACTTACCTACAGCTCCACCTACTGAACCTACATATAATTTTATACGTGGGATTAGATTGTATCGTACAATACCTACAGCATCAGGAACAGCTTACTATAAACTTACTGACGCTTGGTATCCTGTAGCAGTAGCTACAGTAGCTAGAGCAACTAACGTAGCAACAGTTGAGTTTGCTGATTATCATAACTTAGCTGTGGGTGACAGATTTAAAATTTCTGGTTGTACAGACACATCATTTAATGTGACAGACGGCATAGTTGTTTCTGTTACTGGTAACAAAACTATTACTTATGCAAGCTCTGGAGCAGACAAGAACACTACAGCAGATACTACTGGTAAAAAATACCACGATGTAGCTGAGACTCCTGATGATAGCGCTAGGTATTTTGGTGATCCTGTACTTACTAACCCATATCATTTTGTAGATGATTTTCTATTTAGTAACCTTACTACAATATTAGGTAGTGCTGATAACGATGCACCTCCTGAAAATCTGCAAGGTTTAGCTCTTGCTGCCAACGGTATATTTGTAGGTTTCTTTGGAAACCAGATATGTTTTTCCCTACCTTATCAGCCTTATGCATGGCCTATTAAATTTAGGCTAACCACCGAATATAACATTGTTGCTTTAGGTGTATCGTCTGGTTTTATCGTAGCTTTGACAGAAGAGAATGCGTACCAAGTCACAGGTAGTACACCACAAAACATGGACATTGCTAAGATAGATGTACCCTATCCATGCTTATCTAAAGATTCAGTAGTAAACATGGGATTTGGTATAATGTTTGCCACATATGGTGGCATGGCTGTGTACACTCCAGCTACAGGTGTAGATCTTATTACTAAATTTGTTCATGACTGGGATACGTGGAATGCCACGGTTGATCCTAGAACTGTTGTAGGAGCTTACTACAATGGTAAGTATTTTGGATCTCATTCATCTGGTTCGTTTATATTTGAACAAGATCAACGGATTGGTGGGTATTTTGTATCTGTAGATTACACGTTCACTGCAGCTTACGCAGATCCTGATACTAACAATTTTTATTTTGTATCTGGACAGCAGGGTGATTTGTTTGAGTGGGATAAAGGCACGGAACCACTTGCTCCACTAGAGTGGAAGTCAAAAACAATTACAACAAAAGATTATCTTAATCTTGGGGCTGCTAGAGTTATTGCTGATTACGCAACACCAGACTCTCAGACTAATGCTTTAATTGCTGCAAACGCATTAGTTCCTACAAATAACGCTACTGTGTGGGCAAACAATGCAGAAATAGGAACTATTAATGGGCCTACTGCAAACGCTAATAATAGTACTATAACAGAACTTGGTACATTAAACTCAGCTCCTATACATGAAGATAACTTGACATCATATTTACAAGATGTCCCAGGTGCATTGCCTGTTACATTTAGATTCTGGGTTAACAAAGTGTTAGTTTACGAGAACACAATATCATCTGACAACATATTTAGATTGCCTACAGGTTACAGAAGTGATACATTTGAAGTGGGAGTGGCTGGCTCTGCTAGGATAAGAAGTATACACTTAGGTGAGACGCCATTCGGATTGAGGGCATCATAATGGCAACAAGATACGCAGCAATACCAGCAATACCGCAAGGGAACCTTACAGGGGCATCTACTATAGTGTTGATAACAGCACTAAAAGAAAACGTAGAGCTACTTACAGGTACTCGTGGGGAAGATGATTTAGCTAGTAAAGCTGTGGCTATAGATCAAATTAAGCAAACTGCACTTGGCAGACAAGATGCTGTAGCAGTAAATGCAAAAGGGTTAGGCGTTACCATATCTGGTACAAACGTCCCAAATTATGATGATTATGTAAAGTTAGTTAACGATGTGCAAACATTGATGAATGATTTGTTTGCAACTAGAGAGGCAATAGATACATTACTAGCACAATTAAAAGGACAGGCTTAGGAGGTAAATATGGTAGGTCTAAGAAAACGGCTTAGTCGCAGGCGAAGACAGCAAAGAGCTCAGCGCCAATCAGGACTATCGCCTAGTAGCTTTAATACACAGAGTACAACTCCTGGGGGTACTAAAGTTAATCAAGGTCGTGGGGGTACACTGACAGCAGCTCCTGCTAGTTTGCAAGCACCAACGGGTACTACGGCAGCTACTGCTAAAATTGCAGCCCCAGCTGCACAAGGCAGACCTTTAGGTGCACAAGCGCCAAATCTTGGCCCCTCTCTTGATGTACCACCAGCGTTACAAACTCTTATTAAAGGTGGTAACCTGCCTATGATTAACATGGCAGCTGTTAATAGACCTATCCCTACAGGTACAGGCACTTCTAATAGAAATGTTCCAGCTTTAGATTATCGTTTTCAGCCTTACGCTTTTGAAGAAGGTGGCATGGTTGGCCCTGGAGGTATGCCAGTACAACAAGGTATGGCGCAGCCTATGAATAAAGCACCTTTAACTCCTGAGCAAATGGATGGAGAGATGGCACGTACTGTCCAGAACAATCCACAAGCCATCCAGCGTTTAGCTGCTGAGTTACAAAATGCTATTCAAACTGGTGAGCTTCAAGCAGATCAAGTAAACATGGGGCTACAGTTAGCACAGTCTGCTGTACAAGATCCTAGTCTTTACCCACAGCTACGTGAGTTTGCTCTTAACAATGGTTTGGCAGAACAAGATGATCTGCCTATGGAGTACGATGAAGGACTTGCGTTTATAATTATACTTGCGTGTAAACTTGCATTAGGTATGCCAGTCCCTGGAATGGGGCAACCTATGGAGCAAGGTATGCCTAGTATGAGAGCTGGTGGGGCGTTACCAAAAGAAAGCCCTAACCCAGGTGGTGGTATTCCTATCATGGCCCACGAAGGTGAGTACGTGATACCTAAAGAAGTTGTGGCAAGAAAAGGCACAGAATTTTTTGACAAACTAATACAGGCAAACAATGGTTCAAAAGTCAGCTAACGTAGTAGAGTTTCCAGCAAACTCATTTGACCCTTTGCTTCTTAGTACTAAGGAGCATTTCGATAAGTATTGGGCGTATGCAGAACCGCATATTAAAAAGTGTCTTGATGAAACAACACATGGTGAAATAGAGACCCATCATATATATGAGCGAGGATTGGCTGCACAGAATTATATTATAGTGGTTAAATCAGATGCAGGGCCAGAGCCAGAAGTAAAACTAGTTTTAGTGTTTGAACCACGTATATATCCTAATCTACCTGCTCTTAATTTGTTAGCCATAGGTGGTTCTGATTTAAAGTCTTTGTCAGATAAATACTGGGAAAAACTTTTAGGTTGGGCTTATATGAATGGTGTTAGAGCTATAGAAGGTTTAGTTGGTAATCCAGCTATGGAACGTGTCATAAAACGATTAGGGTTTAAACCAGTATACACTCAAATGAGATTAGATTTAACGGAGGCTCCAGATGAAACAAATTGATTATGTAACAAATACGGGGCTGACCCCGATAAATTTAGAACCATACACTGAACACGGTGGTGGCGGAGGGTTTAAAAAGATTGTAGCCGTTGCAGCTGCAGTTGCTATACCTTTTGCAGCACCTACGATTGCTGGAGCTATTGGTCTATCTGGGGCTATTGGGTCAGTCATGGCTTCAGGTTTGGTAGGTGCAGGACTAGGAGCAGTAGCTGGACAGATTACTGGGCAAGGTGCAACTAGAGGTGCACTCCTCGGTGCTTTATCAGGTGGTGCTGCAGGTTACTTTAATCCAGGAACAAATCCTGCAACAGGTCAGAACTATCAAACGTTCTCTGGTACTCAATTTAGACCAGACGCTTACAATGCAGCAGTAGATGCTCAGAATGCTGCAAATCTAGCAGATATGGAAAGTATAGTAACTGCTGATGCAGGCATGACTAACATAGACACAACGCCTACGTTTACTGAAGGTGGTTCTACAGCTACTACACTAAATACACAGCCAGTTGCTGTAGAGGGTGGAACAGCACAGATTGTTCAGCCTGATGGTGGCGTTACACAATTTGGGCCTGGTGCTCAAAATACTGGGTCAGCTACAGGCCTACAAACCATGAACGCAGACGCAAGTGCTGCTGGCTTAAATACTGGTAGTACAGCAGCTGGTGGAACTACTGGTGGAAGTGTATACGATGTTAAGCTAACAGGTGACAGGTTTGCTGACTTTAAGAATATAATGACAGGTAGATTCACTGATCCTAGAGCGTTAGCTGATCTTTCCATTCAAGCTGGTATTAACGTGCTTGGCGCTACACTGCTGAAGCCAGAGTTGTCCGATGAAGAACAAGAACTAATAAACTTGCAAAAGCAACAGCTAGAAGAGTTAAAAGCAAAAGATGAGAAAGCTTATAATTTTGCTATGAAGCAAGCACAGGCGTTTCTTGATAAAGCTGAAAACTTTGATGTTCAGCAGTATGCTAGACAAACATACGGTAGAACACTGAACAGGTTGGCACAAGCTAAACGAGAAGCACTACGTAAAATTAACCCTAACAGAGCTGGACTAAGAGCTGCAGAAGCAAGACGTTTTGATCTTGGTATAGGTTCGCAAGGTGGTACTGCTTATGATAGGGGTATGATTACAGGGCTAAAACAACAAGGCGATTACTATAATAAAGCAGCTAGCACATTCCCAAGTGGTGGTGGTAACTATAGTGCAGCTTTAACAGGGCTAGAACAAACATATGCTAACTTAGCAAAGAAAAAATCAGATGCTCAAAAAGGTATAAATCAAATGTTTGGCCCACTACTAGTTGATGGTGGCGATGGTAATGAGGATTATCAATCATTTAAGCTAGTTCCAAGCAGTATTTCATAGGTGTACACATGGCTTTACTAGATTTCTTACGATCAACAGTACCTGTAGACGCTAACGCCCAAAGCGGTTTTACTCAAGGTGCTGAAGATTATATGAGGCGCAGGAGAGCTGGCCTAGAAAATCAACGCCTAACACGGGAAGAAAATTTCCGTAAGATGGAAATGAATAGACCTCCTGCTCAGTTTAACGCAGAAGAGTTAGCAGGGCAGATAAATACTGGTCTTCGAAATATACCTGCAGAAGTTGTCCGTGAACAAGAAGGGGCAGGTGGTGTTGATGCTAACGAAGAGTTTCCAGGTGGTGTAGTAACCACGCCTAAACCTGCAACAGAAATTCCACCTGCTCTAACAAACGAAACTCCTTTTCCAGGTCAGATTACTTTTCCTGAGTATGAGCAACCTGATCTTTCAGGTTTGTTTCCAGAAGGCACTACACAAAAAACTGATGCACAAGCTGAAGAAAAAGAAGCATTGCATGTACAAGGTATGCCTTGGAAAGTAGTACCTAAAGGTAATGGACAGGTACTAGTACATAATGGTGTTGAGTATAATATCAAAGATGTTATGGGCGATGGTACTAGTTTTCAAATCGTAGATAGATTTGGCAGACCTAACTTTCCTTTAACAGATGCATTCACTAAAGGTCGTGCTCAAGGAATCGTAAATACAGAGATAAACGTAGGAGATGTGGATACAAATGTAGCTACACCTCAAGCACCTACTCAAAACAAATTTATAGATAGCGCAGTCGCATCTGTAAAAAACAACAAATTTAGAAGTCTACAATCACAGTTAACTGTTGAGCAAGCTAGGTTGATTGGCATACCTGAGGGTGAAGCTCTCGCATTGCTAGCTATAGAATCTAACTTTGGTAATATACCATTTACAGGTCGTAAAGCTAAAGGTGCTTTGCAGATAGAAGCTCCTGCATTTACAGATGTAAAACAATTTTACGCTGGTAAAATGCCAGCGGGTGCAAATCCAGGGGAATGGGCAAGGCTAAAGAATATTGCTGCTGGTTTACCAAAGAATTTTTCTGGATTGTCTGATAATAGAGATCAGATTACAGCTGCCCTACTATATTTAAAACTAATTAAATACAAAGGTGTAGACCCTAAGTTTCAAGGGGCTGCATATAACGATGGTTATAGTAAATTTATAGGTATTAACTCTCTACAAGATGTAAAGAAGTTTGCTAAAAACCACGACTATAATTCAGTAAACACATAC